CCTCAGAGAAGCAGCCCAGGCGGCGGCGACGCCCCGCAGGGCCGAACGCGAGCGATCCGCCTGGGCCGCAGGCTCGGGCGTGGGCTCGGCCACCGTCTGCGATGCGAGCCACGCTTCGTAGGACCGCTGGGCCACGGTGACGCTGCTGGCAGGGTAGGCCGGCGTGAGCACGACCGACACGTCCACCAAACTCGACACCTCGCGGATTTCACGCACGGCACCCTGCTCGTCACTCGACCACCGCTCGCCAGACTTAACATCCACCGAGAAGGCGAACGAACTTCCACGCAGGTCACGCCTGCGGACGAGCTCGAGAGTGTCTCGGCCCACCTGCGTATCGGGCGGCGTCACCACGTACCGCAGCCCCTTGTCATCGCTGGAGAGTTCCAGCGTGCCAGACGAAGTGCGGCCCAGGATCAGGTCGCTGTTGTGGTTCAGCAGCGCCACCACGTCCTGCTTGCCACGCTGGCGGTTGAGAATCTTGTCAAACGCACCCGGCAGGATGATCTCGCGGAACTGCGAGCCGCCTTCCCGCAGCGGCAGGCTGAAGCGGTTGTAGACGGCGGCATAGCCGACGAGCACCTGCGTGCCGTTGGCCCGCGTCTCAATCGTGAGCTCGGCCTCGGGGACTTCCTCAAAGGCGAGGCAGCGGCGTTCAAGTTCCATTGGTCTGCTCCTGTTCTCGTCTTCGGCGTTCATCTGTCGCACCAGCTTCTCGGCCCACGAGCGGCCTGGGTCGCCGCCCCACAGAGCCCACGCTATACGCCCCGCACTCGGGTAGCCGTCTTGATTCGGGCTCCAGCCTTCGCCTTGCTTGTCCACTTCGTGCCGGTCGAAGTACGCCTTCATCCGGCGGGCCGTCTCAGGGCTGATCGTCTGGCCGTTGCTCAGGTCACGTGCACGGGCCACGCCAACTTCTGTGCCACCTCGGCCGTACTCTCTTCGCCACTCTAGCCCTCGCTCTGCCTCCTCTCGCACACCTGACGGCGGCGTGAAGTCAATGTCTTCATACGCCATCTGGCTTCGACTCCTCGGCCTCGTCTTCGGCGTCGTCGGCCGGGCTGCCTTCAACTTCGACGGCCGGCTCTGGCATCGGCTCTGGAGCCGGCGGCTCCTGGCCCATCTTGTCCAGCGTTGTCATGTTCAACTGCACGAAGTGCTTGTCGCCATCCGGCCCGATTGGGTTGAGGTTCTCGGCCTCGCGGATCTCGTTGATCGTCATCCAGCCATTCTGGAGCGCTGACACATAGAACGCCGCCCGGCTTGTGTGGTCACCACGCAGAAGCCCGTTGACGTTGTGCTCGGCGAAGTACCGCTCGTCATCGACGATGAGGTCACGCGAGATCGCCGCCTCCCACCGCTTCAGATGCGGCAGCAGGCAGTGCTGCACAAACTCGGTGCCCTGTACCTCGATGTTGCTGTACGTCGATCGGGTCAGGTCTTGGATCATGTGCGGCGGCACGCGAAACGCCCGGCAGATTTCGATGACCTGATATTGCCGCGTCTCAAGGAACTGGGCCGCCTCGTTGCTCGCAGAGAGTTCGTGAGCCTTTACGCCGTTGGGCAGTACCGCCGTGCGGAACGCCCGGTCTGGGCCACGGTGCATCCGTTCCCACTGCTCGCGGAGCCGCTCGGCCGCCTCGGCCGGGATAGGGTTGTCGCTCTCCAGCACGATGCCTGGCCTGGCACCGTTGCCGAAGTACGTGCTGCCGTGGGCCTCTAACGCCTGGGCCAGCCCAATGGCGTTGCGAAACAGCGTGTAAGTGGGGATCGGCCTGATGCCGTCCTCAGTCGTGAACCGCAGGCAGAAAATCTGCTCCTGCGTGTAGAGCGTCTGCTTGCCAGACGGCTCGCGGTACTTATACCGCACCGTGCCGTTCTCCAGCCGCTCGGCTTCCATGCGAGACGAATGCAGCGGCCACAGTTCCGACACGGCACCTCGAGCACCGGGGCGGATCTCGGCGTATGATGCACCGTAGTGCAGGTACATCCCCGTCATCCAATCCCGAAACTCTTGAGCCGTCTGCCACGGGTTGGGCTGCATGTGCAGCAGCCGATACACCGGATGCTGCGGAGCCTTGGCTTTGCCGCCATTGGCGAGCCGCTCATAGACGTGGAGCGGAAGGGCCGAGACGGCGTCAGAGATCACCCGGATGCAGGCCGTGTAGGCCGAGCACGCCATCGAGTTGTCAGCGTTGACGCGGATGCCAGACGGCGTGCGGCTAGACGAGGACTCGGTCCACTCGATGCCGCGAAGGTCAAACATCTTGAAATCGGCGACGGCGTTTTCGCTCATAGCGTGATGATGTCCCACGATTGCTCGGTCGGTTTCGCAGTCGCCACGGCGTGCAGCCCGAGGGCCATGACGAGCGAAACGATGCCGTCGATCCGTTCCGTGCTCTTGGCCTTACTCGGCTTGATGTTGCCTTGGTGGTCGGTCTGCACTGCCACGTTGCCAGCCATCCACGACAGCACCGGATGGTTCCCGTGGCGGATCTTCTCCGAGAGCACGAGGTTCTCCAGCTGCTTGCTAGGGCTAGACATTGAGCCGTAGCCCTGTCCGAATCCTGTCACGTTTACGCCTTCCCCTTGCAGTTGCGTGGCCAGCTGCGTGGCGTTCCAGCGGTCAATTCCCACCTGTCGGATGTTGTACGTTTGCGAGAGCTCAACGATGTCTCGCCGGATCACGTCGTAGTCAGTGACGTTGCCATCGGTGGCTCTGATGTAGCCGTCCCGAATCCACCCGATGTAGTCCACCTTATCCCGCTGCGTCCGCTCGGCAGCGTTCTCTTGCGGTACCCAGAAGAACGGCAGCACGTCGAATGTGCCGTCATCGGCCTGGCTCACCATCACAAAGGCCGACAGGTCATAGGTGGTCGCCAAGTCCAGCCCGGCGTACCACTCACGTTTCTCAAGGTCGCCGGCCAGCGGCCTGCCGCACTTGGCCCAGTTGTCAGGCGAGAGCCACCGCACGTCCTGCGTAGTCCAGACGTTCAGCCGATACCGCAGGAACGAGTTCAGTTTCGATGGCGACTGCTCGGCCTCTCGGGCATCGGCGGCGAATGACTCCAGCGTGATTGTCTCGCCCAGCGATGGGTTGGCCTTGTGCCACGTCTTCGGGTCTTTCCAATCGTCCTCTGGCGAGGCGGCGTAGATGCACCCAAAGAAGGCTGGGTCCACACCAGTTGGATCGGCAATACAACGCTCGGCATACGCATGCTGTTCCCAGCAAATCGATTTTCGGTCATAGCCAGCCGTCGTGATCGACAGGATGAGCGGCTGCCGGCGAGCCGCACCGCCATACCGCAGGGCATCCCACAACCGCCGGTCCCGCTGGGCGTGCAACTCGTCGAAAAGTAGGGCATGGATGTTGAGCCCCTCGGCCCTGAACGCATCTGCCGACAGCACACGATAGAACGAGTTACTCGCCTTGTGCACGATGGTCTTTCGGCTGTCGATCACCTCAAGGTGACGCGACAACGCAGGCGAGGCCCGCACCATTGAGGCCGCTTCCCTGTAGATGATGCCGGCTTGTTCGCGGTCGCAGGCCGCACCGTAGACCTCGGCCCCCGGCTCCGAGTCGAAGGCGGTCATATACAAAGCGATGCCGGCAAGTGTGGTCGATTTTCCTTGTTTCTTAGGAAGTTCGATGTACCCGACGCGGTGCCTTCGCAGCCCGTCCGGGTTCAGCCTGCCGAAGAGCTCACGCATGACGTGGTGCTGCCACGGCAGTAGCGTGAACGGCTTGCCAGCGTTCTGCCCCTTGCTGTGGCGCAGGATCTTCTCGAAGAAGTGCACCACCCGCTCGTACTTGGCCTGGCCCTCTTTGCAGAGATCAGGCACCGTGGAGCTTGAAGAACTCTTCGACTTCGTCGGTTGGCTTTTCTTCCTTGCCGCCAAGTCGCACCCTGCTGGTCGGAGTCAGGCCAAACTCGCCCATTAACGACGCCTGCAGGCTCACTAATCCGCGATATAACGGGCCAGCCGGATTCGGTTTCACGCCACCGAGGTCGGTGTGCATCACCGGGCCAGTGGCCCGAAGCTCGAGCAAGCACGCCTGCGTCGCAGCGTACACCTCGCACAAAGTCGCCAACGCCTCGCCATCCGCAGTCGTGAGCGTGCCGAGGCCCAGCAGGATCGGCACGAGCTCTTCCCACTTCTCAACGGCCAGCGGCTCAACCATTAACCGCTTCGGCATCGGCGGCGCGCCAGCTGGTGCCGGAAGGTCTGGCTTGATCCTTCGCTTGCCGGGGTTGCCGAGCAACTTTTTCACATTGGCCGGCTGAGGCTTTCGGCCGCGTGGCATTCAACACCTCAAGAAAAC